TATATGAGGAAGTCACTCTCCCAGGCTCAAAAACAAATACAACAGGTCTGCTATATGCAGATTTTTTTCTACCAAATAAATTAGCAATAATTGAAGTACATGGTCAACAGCACTATGAGTATTCATCCTTCTTTTACAAGACTCAAGCGGATTTTTTAAAGTCAAAAAGAAGAGATAAAAAGAAAAAAGAATGGTGTGAATTAAACGACATTACTTTGATTATTTTGCCCTATAATGAAGAAGAAGCATGGAAAACTTCGATAAAAGAATTACTATAAATGAAGAAGATAAGGTAATTCTATCAGATATAGAAAAGATAATTAATCAATATGAGATGGAACACCATCTGGATTTAATTAAAACAAATCCAAAGTTGGTAGAATCATTAAACATATCCAGAGAATTGCTTGCGGAAATGTCTTCGGAAGATGTGCTACATCATGCATATGTAATTGCAGGACATATCAATAAATTATCTTCCGAGTGCAACAGACAAAAATGCGCACTACAACATATACAAAATGCCTATAATGACGGTATGTCACAATATTTAGCAACTATGGAATTTCCGGAGTATACAAAAAATGAAGTAAAAGAACAAATGGTATGTATGAAACATAAAGTAGTATACAAACTGCGTGAGCTAATGAGAAAAATACAAACCTGTGTCCAATTACACCAAGATGATTGTCAGTCATTAAGAAGAATGCATGATGATCTAAATCAAATAGCGAGAGGCAAATGAGAATTGTAGATGCTGTTAATAAACTAAAGTCTGGTATTGAAAATGGTAATTTAAACGAGGTAGAAGAAGCATATACTCTACTTACTGGTGAAAAAGTTACATTTCCGGATGATAATGATTATTCTTCTGTAACAGAATATCCAAGTGCGGATATTTCAGTTTCTGTATCAAAATCTGCTGTTTCAAAAGAACCAGATTTTACAATGAACAAAAATAAAACTGAAAGTACTAAAAAAGAGTTTATAAATAAATTTGATCCCGGACTTGACACAGATGAAGAAGATGGCTATGATGCGATAAATGACAATATTAAGCCAGTAGAAAGAAAAAGAAAACCACATCAAGACGTTTCAGTTTTCTGTCAAGATTGTCAAAAAACAATTACAGTAAATCCACAATTTAAAAGAGAGCCATATTTCTGTGAATTCATCAAACTTGGACAGAAATGCCCTTACTAAATTAAACAACCCGGCATCAGAAAAGGGCGTGCTCGCTGGGTTGATCAGGTATGGTAAGGATGCTTATCTTGATGTTTCTTCCTTAATAGAAGAAGACACATTCACAATAGATGAAAATAAGGTCATTTATAAATGTCTTATAAAATTATTTGAAACATCTGATAATGTTGATCTTAGTTCAATCATATCAGCCTCACAGCAATTAAGTCTATACGAATATTTAGAAAAAGGTGATAGGCTAAAACAGCTAAATCACCTCATGCACTATGAAATACATATAGACAATATAAGAAAACATGCTCAAAAATTAAGAAAACTACAACTAACAAGATCTATTCAGAATGAATTAAAATCTATATACCTGAGACTTAATGAGATAGATGGTGATGAAAGTATCAATGAAATCACATCAATACCAGAAACAGATCTTCAAAAGATCACGCTTAAATATCTTAGAGAAGATAATAGTTCTACAAAATTAATTGGGGAAAACATTGATAATTACTTACAGCTTATCATATCCAATCAGGAAAAAGAGCCGGGAATTAGTACTGGATATCCAATTTTTGATACGGCAATTGGTGGTGGATTAAGAAGAGGTGCAGTAGATCTAATAGGCGCTAGAGCTAAAGCCGGTAAAAGCACCCTAGCTGACAATGTAGCATTAGATATTACAAAAAGAGGAATTCCGGTATTAGTCCTTGATACAGAAATGGGTCAGGAAGATCACTGGAACAGATTACTTGCAAATATATCTGGAATACCAATTAATGATATTGCTAGTAGTAAATTTAATAAAGATCCAGAACAAGTAAAGAAAATAGAAGAAGCATCGGAAGTATTAAAAAAAATACCATATCATTACATAAGTGTTGCTGGTAGACCATTTGATGAAATATTAGGGATTACAAGAAGATGGCTGTTTAAAGAAGTTAAGTACAATAATGAAGGTCGTATGAATGAATGCTTGGTTATATACGACTATATGAAACTAATGACATCCGATAGTATAAGTGCAAACATTGCAGAATATCAAGCACTTGGTTTTCAAATTACACAATTAGTTAATTTTTGTGTTGAATATGATATACCGTGCTTATCATTTGTGCAATTAAATAGAGATGGTATTACAAAAGAAACTGAAGATGCTATTTCTGGATCAGACAGACTCATCTGGTTATGTACATCGTTTTCAATTTTTAAAGCAAGAACAGAAGAAGAGATTAATGAAGAAAATGTTGGGAGATATGCCAATAGAAGACTAGTACCTATTGTTTCTAGACATGGGCCTGGTAGTCCCGGTAAGGGCGGAATTTATATGAATATGCGCGGCGAATTAGCAAAATTAGAAGAGATTGGTACAAAAAGAGATGCTGAAAAACAAGCAAGAATTAATAATGAAGGATTTGAACGAGAAGGAGATAGTGAAGATAGCGACGATTCAGAATATGGAGAAGGTACTTGATAGTTTGGATGTTGATACATATGAATTAAATGGAAGGTTAACCGGCCCATGTCCTGTACATGGCGGTGATAATACTATGGCATTTAATGTATGTATTGATCAAGATTCTGATTGGTATGGTGCTTGGTTTTGTAACACTCACAGATGTGAAAAAACATATGGTACAGATGTTTTTGCTTTAATCCAGGGAATTTTGAGTAGAAAAATGAATAAAGAAGCTAACTTCAAAGATGTAATGGATTATGTTAGACCTATAATTTCACTTGACAATGTTGTTCTAAAAGATAGATCATTTGATAAACTTGCTAAAATTTTTCAAAAGAGAGAAGTCACTTCTGAAATATGCAACAGGTCGCTGGTTCAGAAAGAGTTGGAAATACCATGTCCTTATTTTACCAGTCGAGGTTTTTCAAAAGATATATTGAATAAATTTTCTATAGGTTTTTGTAAGAACCCAAATAAGCCAATGTATAATAGGAGTATATTTCCTATTTTTGATGTAAACAATAATGACTCTGTTGTAGGTTTAGCCGGTAGAACAATTGATCCTAAAGAAAAAATTAAGTGGAAATTTAATTCTGGATTTTCTTCTGGTAATCACTTGTTTGGTTATAATAGAGCGGTTGATACAATCAGAAGAACTAATTCCGTGGTGCTTGTTGAGGGGCAGGGCGATGTTCTTAGAATGCATGAGGCCGGTGTCACTAATACTGTTGGTATATTTGGTTGTAATTTATCCGACCCTCAATCAATTCTATTAGAAAATGCATCTGTTCTTAATATCATTTTGATGCTTGATAATGATAAGGCTGGCAGAAATGCGCAGGAAAAAATCTTCAATACCTATAAAACAATGTTTAACTTTATTGAAGTAAAGTACGATACAAAAGATCCCGGTGAATTAAGTATTGATCAAATTCAACAAACCATAGTTCCACAAATAGAGAAATATATCTAATGGGAAATATAATAGCATTTGCTGGTGCAAAACAATCCGGTAAAACTACATCGTTGAATTACCTGCATGGGTATGAAATGCTTGGTTGTGGTTTTATCAAAAGGTTTTTTGTAGATGAAAATGGTAGACTGGTTGTCAATGCCGTTTATCTTGATGGTAATGATAGAGAATTTGAATCTATGGGCGTATTTGATGTATTTCAGGATACACAGGCATTTACAGATTATGCTTCAAATACATTCTGGCCATTTATTAAGGGGTATAATTTTGCAGACCCATTAAAAAGAATGGCGATGGTAATGTTTGGTTTAATACGAGAGCAATGTTATGGAACCGACGAGCAGAAAAATAGCCTGACGGATATTTGGTGGTGGAATATACCGGGTTATTCTGGTATACAGAATTTTGATGAGAGAAAAATGACTGCCCGCGAGTTTATGCAGGTTTTTGGCACCAATATAATGAGAAAGATTAAAGATAATGTTTGGGTAGATTTGTGTATAAATCAAATAAAACAAGATAATCCAAATCTGGCATTAATTGGCGACTGTCGTTTTAAGAATGAGATAGATGCGGTTCATGCTGCCGGTGGTAAAGTTATTTACTTTACTAGAAATTCAGAATCATCAGATGGTCACGAGAGTGAACAAGCGGCAAAATATATAGATGATTATGATTTTGTATTAGATAATAAAAATATGTCTATTGATGAACAGAACCAAGCAATACTTGAGAAAGTACAGGTATGGGGCATGTTACCAAAATATAATTCTGGAGAATAGTATGCTGGTATGTTATCACCGTAGTTCTTCTTTAGGTCAATTAGAGTTCTGTGAGCAGAAATACTTCTTGCAGTACAATCTATCATTGCGTGATAAAACCAATAAGAAAGCACTTCTTGGTACGGTTGTGCATCGCGCATTGCAGTTATTGGCCGATAAGAAACTTGCTCAAAAAAATAAGATAGGAAAAGTTATCAATGATGATATACCAAATCTATCTTATGCTAAATGTGATGATATACCATATATAACAGAACTCTGTTTTGATTATTATGCTCAACATGAACCAGATGTAGAACTTACAAAAGGGGATTTGAGAACATGTATCAAATGGGTCAATAAGGCTCTGGAATACAATGGTGGCGAATTAGATCCCAGAAATCAAAATGTTCATGCTACAGAATTATTTTTTGATATTGAGATAAAGAAACCCTGGGCAAAATACCGATATGAAGTAGATGGAGAAGTTCTAGAGGGATATCTGTCAATAAAAGGCACTGTAGATTTAATTATACAAGAAGATGAAAATTATTTTCAGGTATTAGATTACAAAACCGGTAAAAGAATAGATTGGGCGACTGGTGAAGTAAAAACTCCAGAAAAATTACAAAAGGACACTCAACTCTTATTGTATTATTATGCCCTACGAAATATGTATCCAGATAAAGAATTTTTTGTAAGCATATATTACATTAATGATTCTGTTATTGATGGTCAAGATGTATCTGGTGGTTTATTTAGTATGGTATTTGATGATGATGATTATGAAAAAGCAGAAAACATACTAAGACAAAAATTTGAATATATAAGATCGGTTGAAAGACCACGACTTCTCTCTCCAGAAAACACGCATTGGAAATGCAAGTATCTTTGTAAATTTTCTGAAGAACGGGAAGATAGCGGAAAATCGACTTGCCATTTCTTCCGGGATATGGTAGCATCTCAAGGAATTGTCAAAACTATTGCTGAATATGGCAATGTGGGTAAGATAGCAAAGTACGGTGATGGCGGTGGGAGATTAGCCGAGGATAGAGAATGAGCGTATGGTTTATTTTAGTTGCATCATTATGTTATCTTATAACTGCTCTTGAAAATTTAAAACAAAAAGACTATCCGCATTGTATGATGTGGTTTTCTTATTTTTTAGCAAATTGTGCCCTAATTTGGTATGAACTTGTAAAGGTAAAATAAATGTGGTTCCCCGCTAGAATTCATTCTCATTATTCGCTTTTGCAGTCAACATTAAAACCAAAACAAATTGCCGAAATTTGTAAAGAGTTAGGATATGCAACTGCCGGACTTACGGATTTTGCATCTGTTTCTGGTGCTGTTAAGTTTGTTCAGGCATGTGAAGATAATGATATTAAACCAATTCTTGGATGTGAAATACCGCTTATTTCATCAGATAATGCCACCATTACACTACTATGTAAAAATAAAGAGGGTTGGACAAAATTACTTGAGATAGTTTCTACCTGTAATAATGCAGAGAATTTTAAAAAACATCCGGCAATTAATATAACAGAACTATTTGATATCATAGATGATAACTTTATCTGTATTGATGGTTATGTTGGTAGCGCACTTTTTAACGAGATGATAGAAGATGATCGCTGTATTTATACTTGTTCAGAGTATGATATAGCTGGTCAATGTTTAAAAAGAAAGTATGTAGAATTCGCTATTATACATATTTCAAAGTTTCGAGAAAAATTTGGTGATGATTATTATCTTGAAATAAATAGAATAGATTCCGATAGTTTTGTGGCATCAAAACTTATATCTAATTGTATTATACAAATCTCAAACGATATTGGATTTAAAAATATAGTTGCTGGTGCAAATATTTGTTACGGCAAAATGGCAGATTCTAAAGACCACAGAGTTTTACTGTGTTCTAAAATGAAAACCACTTTAAATAAGGTTGCTAAAGATCTTGAAAAAGAAAACAACTTCAAATATGTTAGATATTTTAGGTCTAATCAATACTTCATACCTGACCAGAGTAGCACAGATATATACCAAAAGCAATACCTTGATAAGGTTGACGAGATTAACAAAAAGTGCGAGAATTACACAATCTTATCTGCGCCACTTCTACCACAAGTAAAAACAGATAATAAATCGCAAATAGAAGAACTTAAAGAACTATGCCGTATTGGTTGGACTAATATTCTAAAACCTTCTGGTAAAGTGAAAAATCCAGAAGATGTGGCAGTTTACAAAGATAGAATATTACAAGAGTTGGAAGTTATTGAAGATGCCGACCTTTCTGGCTATTTCCTAATTGTTGCCGACTATGTAAATGAGTTTCGTAACCGTGGAGTTTTAGTGGGGTGTGGGAGAGGAAGTGCGGCTGGCTGCCTGATTTCCTATTTAATAGGTATTACCCTCATTGATCCTATTGAATATAATTTATTATTTTCAAGGTTTTATAATAAGAGTAGATCATATGAAAAGCATATATCGTTTGACGAATTAAATTATTTAGAAAAATTCAAATAGAACCGATTTGGGTGTATAACTATTACGGAGAGTTTTATACCCACTATTAAAGGTTTTAAAATGAAGAACACAAGGTATGATTTACTAACCATTACATCTGATCCATATTATTTAGATGAATACGGAAGTGGTGCTCACAGGAGACAAGTTGTTGATTGTGTTTGTGATTGTGGAAACACAAGGACTATTAAAGTACAGGAATTAAAAAAATTAAAAATAAAATCTTGTAGTCAATGGTGTCCAATTAGAAAACAAATGGTTTCTACTAAAGAAACAGTAGAATGTCCAAATTGTCAAAAAATATTTGATAGATGCCCAAGTAGACAAGCTAAATATTGTTCATTTCAATGCTCTGTGGAACATAAAAAATTTGATATTATTAATGATTTTTCTGAAATAACATCAGAATCTTCATATTGGTTGGGTTTTATTTTTGGTGATGGTTCTGTAGATAAAAAGTATATGAACTTACAAGTTGGTTTATCTAAAAAAGATGAAGATCATTTGATAAAATTGTCGGAATATATCTATGGAACAGACAGAGTATATAAATATGACACTAAAAGTTTATTGCGGGTAAATAATCCAATATTGGTCAACAATCTTAAAACAAAAGGAGTCACTAATAATAAAACCTATAGTCAAACCATACCAATACCAAAAATATTCCAATATGATTTCATTCGTGGTTTTATAGATGCTGATGGATGGGCTGGAGTCAGAACTATATACAATAAAAAATATAAAAAAGAGTATTACAACCCACATATTGGCCTGTGTTCTTACTTAAAAGGATCTTTGATAGAAGTATGTGAAGCCCTTGACTTTAAGGGTAAAAAGATATTAAAGAAAAAAAATCAAGAACTTTATGAAGTAAGATGGTCATCAAAAAATGATGTTTTAGATATTTTAACTAAACTTAAAATTTTTGACCAAAGCACCATAAAATTAAATCGCAAATGGGATAAACTTAATGAATATTACAGAGTTTGAAAAGGTTTTTGGCGACTCACCAAATGAAA